CTGAGCCAATGAAGGAACACCTTAAATGGAGAATTCCACTTAAGGTTCCTTCATGGGGGAAGTCCCACCGATCCTCGAAGGCCAAAGGCCCCCGGAAACGGGTGGTCTTCCCAACGGGAATTGGTAGGAGAAGCTTGGAGAAGGAGGTTCTTGAGGGCATTCTTGCCCTCAAGAAGAAGGCCAAACGCCGTCTTGAGGAGACTTGGAGAGCCTTTGTGGCTGCCTTTGCGGTGATCCTCCCCGGTTGTGTCAAGGGGATTTCCCTTGATTCAACTCGGAAGAGGTCTACTGCAAATGGAATCACAAGGTTCTACAAGTGGATCCTCAAGACCTGGCTCTTTCAGGGTGAGACTTGGGTACTTGAGAGGATCTCTAACCTCTGCGATTGGGCCCTCTATTACTCTACGGAGAGTTCATACTCCCCGCCGGAGTTAAAGAGTGGTCTCATCGGAGGGACTAGGGATCAGTATCTCAAGTTCCCTTGGTTGCGTGGGGAACTCAGTTGGATTTGTCCTACTGTAGGTCCCTACGCGTCCAACCCTGAAGGTACCAAGACGGCGTTTGGTCTCTACACAATTTACTCTGTGAAAGGGGCACTCCCGGGACCGACTCGAGAGAAGATAATTTCTTCCCTCAAGACGCACAGGAGTACCCTCTCCTCAGGTAAGGAAACACCGGCGGTGGTTGTCGAGGCCGCTGAGAGGTGGGCGAAGGCGTATCGGAAGAGGATCCCTCCTGACCCCAAGAGTGTTCACGTGACCATTAGTGGGTCCGCCATTTGCGAGGCAACTCGCAAATTAGGCGGACGCTCCCAATGGATACGTGACCTTCTTGAGGATTTAAAGAAGAGACCCTCTCCTTTGGTGTCCGGACCTCCTGGCTCAGGGGTTTATCTCATCGATGGGTTCTACCTGGGGGTCATTCCCCCAAGTGGAACCCTTGAGGTGAACTACGAGAACTTCTTTGCAGAAGAAATCGTAGATCCCTCATTTGGTGAGTTCACCCTTGATACCAGTAAGGTCTGGACCCGCGTCCTTACGTACCACCTCTTTGGCGAGCTCTGGGAAGGTGGTTGGGTTCCAACCCCTCAGGGAGAAGTCTTTGGTAGGCATTACTCAGGTTTTTACCTGGGTTGCCCACCAAAGATCATCACTGATGGGTTTAAACCTAAACCTTATGCAGTTAACGCACAAGTGGTTGAGGAGCAAGGGGCCAAGGCGAGAGTTATTACACTCTCGCCAGGGGCCATTGCTACTCTTCTCCACCTGTTACGAACATACTGCTTTTCCAGCCTCAGGAAAGATCCTGAGGTTGGAACCCTCGCAGGCGAGGGCACGTTGGTGGATTGGATGCGGAAGATCAACAAGTATCTCTCCGAGAACCCAAGCGCCGACATCTCTGATGAGGAGATCCTTTCACTCGATTTAACTCGGGCTACGGATACTTTTCATCAGGATGTCTGCGCCGGGTTCGCGAAGGGGTTTCTTGAAGATCCCCGCACACCACCACTTGTCCGCGCCCTCTACCCGATCGCCACCGCCGGTGTTTCCATTGTGTACCCATCTTGGAGCAAAGTGGAGGCACTTCCGGAGTCCAACCGGGGGATCCTCATGGGGAATCCTTCTAGCTGGTTCTTCCTGAACCTCTTTACAAGGTTCCACTGGGAGCTATCGGGCTTTCTTAAACGGAAGCTCGGCTCTCAAGGGAACGTGTTTAAGAGGAACGGGGAGTACCGCGAGAAGGCCCTCAGGGAGATTAAATCTTTCCCTGAGGGAGTTCCCCTTGCGGATCCAAAAACCAACAGGTGTGGGGATGATCAAATCTCCCTTACTAAACTCCAGAGGGCTCTCATTTTTGAGAGCTCTCTGGTGAATAGCGGGGCGATTATCTCGGCCGGGGTTCACTTCAGGTCTCGCTCGTATGGGATCTACACAAAGCAACTCTGCGTGCTCAATCGTGAGACACGTAGAGTGGATTATGTAGATATCCTACGGGCGAGAACCTTAAGTACTCCCGACACGAGACTTCCTGGGAGGAAGGAAAATCCTCCTGAGTGGTCCAGGGGTTCGGTCGCCTTTAAGGAAACTGAATGGTGGACCGGTGGGGAATGGCAGGATTCGATTTATCGAAGTGCCTGCACATTCCTCCACTGGCGCTATTCAGATTTCCTCAAAAGAGTCCGAACCCTTGGAGGGGAGATTTACCTCCCGATTGGTTTTGGGGGTTTACAATACCCTCATTACAAACGGGAGGTTAAACTCTCCAATCCCACCAGGAGAATGATCTCTTCACTCACCAGGGATGACGTCTCCCTCAAACACCTGCTGGCCTCGGTTGGACTCGGGAAGCTCTTCATGGCCAACACATACTCCGAACTTGGGAAGAAGGTGAGAGGCCATCTCGAGGCAATTTTGGAGGAAATCAAGTCTGATGGACTTGTCTTTCCTTCAAAAAGCTTCGTGACGGCCGATCGCCCCTTTCCCAAGTTTGGTGATATCCGAGCCATGAAGAGCTTTTGCGCCTCCATTTCTGAGAGTGAAACCTACTTGAAGCCCCTTCCGGGTGCAATTGATGAGATCGAAGCGGGACTATACGAGTATTACTCGTACAGATGTCAACCCGCTGAGATCCAATCAGCTCCATCCTTAAGGAGGGTCATCAAGAGGTTTTGCAAAATTCGTGAGGAAATCCTTCAACAGGACACCCACGAATATGCTCCTCTCAGGCTCCAATCCTTCTCTCAACTCCTCAAGGTGAAGGAGTTCCGCATGATGGGGTTGATGGTTTCGACCTTCAACCTCCGCATGAGGATACTCCAGCACCTCGAGGGCGCTTCTCCTCCAGTTGGCCCATCATGGATCGATGAGATTGACTATTGACCCATGATGGAACCGTCGTGCAAGACCCTGAAGATTCCTTCAGGGTCTTACACGGGGACTCCTGGTACATACTTGCGTATGCACTAG